GCCGCTGCCTGCAAGGCCGCGACAGCTGCTCTGATCTCCTCCGCCGAGGTGTCGTCCGAGCGGAGATAGAGGACTCCGGCTTCGAGCAGGCCGTTAGCCTGAAGATCTTCGTACTCCGCCTGCGTTCCGAGCCATATGCGGAATCCGAGACCGTTGTTGATCTCTTTGAGGGTCGTCACGAAGCCTGTGTCTACATCTCCCACAGTGCCTCCGTCGATTACAGCGCAGATCAAGGCGTAGATCTGTTCTCTCGTCAGGCCCTGCTCGGCAATAATGCCTCCTCGGGAGCTTGCAATCTCAAAGCCGCCGAAGAAGATCCAGCTCTCACCTGTAACATTATCATAGGTAACGTAGATCGTGTTCGGCGACTTCTCAGGGAGAGCCTGATAATCTTCGTACTTCAGGCGCCTGATGTTGATAGTGTCCGATTCGTAGCCGCTTGAGGCGCGGCCTTTGGCGAGCGGCTGAACGTCCATTACAAAGCCGCTTGCGGCAAGGACTTCGTCGCCCTTGGAGACGCGGAAGTCACACCAGGCGCGGCCCTCACAGGCCAGTGCTTCGGACGAGAGCGTCGCCGTGACGCTGTTGCCGCTGATCTCGCCCTGAATTATAACCAGGACGCCGTCACGCCTCTCAACTCTCAGCTCGGCTCGGGCGCCGGTTGGGATAGTCAGAGGCGTATTATTCCTGCTATCCTTGAAGCTCGCTGTGATCTTGCGGGTGTCGTTGTCGTACTGCTTTGCTCGAATGACTCTCAGCGGCTGCTGCATAGACAGATCGAGCGCAAGAGTATCTTTATACTCCATCATATCCCTCCTTTATGGATGATTGGCTATATATGTTCTCAGCGATATATACCCTGTGTCGCTGTCGTTCTGCTTGATGTAGATATCGTTGGCATATACACGTGCAAACTCAGCTTGCCCGTTCCTCGGGATTTTGAATGTAGTTGTGCCGTTTTCTGCGCCAAGTAACGCGTTGCATCTAAACGCTAAGCCGGTCCCTTGTGCTGTGTAGGCCTCAAGGCCTGCATGATGCAGCCTCATATATCCACCGCCGCCTTGACTCGACAAAATAAATTGGATATAATCGTCCATTCCTGATAGCTGCATTATCGCGTTTGTCACTCGAAGGTTGTAGGTCAAGGCCTTTTTGGCTATCAACGTTCCGTCTTCCTTGACTTGAAAATCGCCGTTTGCGTTATTGAATTTCACGCCCGTGATCTCTTCGGCGAAGATGTAGTCCGTGTTGAATGTGCCGTCTATAGTCCAGGCTCTTGTGTACTCGCCCGTCAGGGCGCCGCCTGCCTGCCCTGACCAAAAGCCTATTCCGTTATTGTTGATCCTCAGGGCTTGAGTAGAGGCTTCGATGCTTGCCTCGTTGAGATAGAGGGTCTCCATCGGCAGGCCTGTCGTAGGATCCAGGCGCTGATATACGCAGCCGCCCTCGGCACCGCGTATAAGGGCTGTCTGCTTGGCGACGATCTCCGAAGCAAAGTCTTTCTGCTCGACGACGATATTATCTATCTTGGCGTTGAGAGATGCGATGTTCGTGGCCGTCAATCCCGTTAGCGTGGCGAACTTGTCGCCGACCGTCAGCTGAGACTGGTACGGCACATCAAGATCGATCGTCAATCCTATAACTCGCAGCGTGTCGTTGATTCCCATCAGGCTATTCTTGATGGGATAGCTGTTGCCGAGGCCAAAGCTCTGGAAATCATATCCTGCCTTGGAAAGGTCGAGCGCGGTGATCATGTACTGCGTCTTGATCTTGTTCCCCGAATTCATGGCCGCCGTGGCCTTTGACATCAGGGCGGCGGGTGTGGTGACGTCGTTCCAGATCATAGTGCCCGATATCAGGCCGTACTTGGCTTTGAGCGTGGCGTTCTCGATGTATGGTTTGCCGCCGTTCACCGAGCTGATCTTGACTCTGTCCTCCGAACCCTCGAGCTTAGCGCCAAGAGGATAGAGGCGTGTGACGATAGATGTCGCATCTATGTCCTGGCTCACCGATTGCAGATTGACCGCCAGCTCGATGGCTGTCGTTGAAGTGACTCCGATCTGCTTGAGGTAGTCGATGTAGTATACGGTCTGCCCGCTCTCGGTTGCCTTCCTCACCTGGATCTCGCCGCCGAATTTCTCGATGAGCTTTGTCTTGATGGCTTCAACGGTATTCTGCCAGTTGGTAGTATATGTGTAGCCATTTTCGCCGGTAACGTTAACAGCCCCGACACGGAATGCCTTAGCCGGGGCCTGTGAGTTATGCTCTGAAATGAAACGTTCAAGGATAGTACGAACGCCTGCTGCGGCGGTATACTCGCCGTAGGGCTGCACGGTATCGCTCAGCCATCCGAGAAGGCCCTGACAAATAACGTTCTTGCTGATCTTGCCGTCAGCCTCCATCGAATCTGTGGCCTTGAGGTAGCGCCCAAAGAAGACCTCCTTGCCGGACTGCTTTTCTTTGACGCTGATCATCGTTTGCTTCGGCGTCAGCAGATTATACCCGGGATTGCCGCGATACATTGTAAAGGTAAAACTATCTATGCCATTGATCTGCTTGACGATCTTGCCGCCTGCAATGCGCAGGCGGTCTCCGTCATCAATAACTGTTGTATTCGTGCCGTTGGTTATCTCAACGGTGTAGTAGCTCATATCACCAGCTCCTCTCCGATTTTGATGTAGGGGTCGCAGCTGATATGCACTGTCAGCGTCCAGCTGCGCCGCCCGACCCTGACGAAATCTCCATCTGCTATCGTGCAGATGCAGTCACGGAAGGTCTTATACGGCAAGGCTGAGATCGTCAGCTCGTGCCCTCTATCCCGTGTGAGCCAGTTGCTGATCTCACGCCTTTTATCGTCTGCTTCGCTATAGGTCGGAGCGAGGACGTTGAAAACGACTGTGATCGGCCTGCGGTTGTAGTGCAGCGTGCCGTCAATGTCGCTGAAATCGTAGTCGCTGTCGCGATAGGGTACGGTTGCGCGGATCTCTATTGGCGCGGGGTCTCCGACCTCGAAGCTGGAGATCGTGACCTGGTAATCGAACAGGCTGTTCTTGCCGTTGTATTGCAGCGAATGCAAATTAACATTATTCCCGAATTCAAACATCAGATCGCCATCCCTTCCTGCGCCATCATTACTCTTGCGCCCTGAATGGCATCAAGAGGCCCGGCTATCGAACGCGCCAGGACGTTCCCTGCCGTGTCCGCGAGTACAAGAACGATCTCCTGCTGGCCGCCGAATGTGCCGCCTGCGGAGGCCGCAGAGCGAGCCGCTGAGGCACTGCCTGAGATGTTCGCGCCGATGTTGACGTCGGTGTCGAAGTCTCTCGGGATAGCGCTCTGCATTGCTCCGCTGACGCTCTTCATCTCGTCCTCGAAACCGACTGCGATACCCTCGGCCATATACTTGCCGACCTGGTCACGCATTACCTTGGACGGTGACGCTATGCCGAAGATATCCTTGACTCCGGAGACCCAGTTGTCGCCGAAATCCTCGAAGGTGCCCGTTACCACGTCGGCCGCCTCCTCGAGGCCTGCTACTATGCCGCCAATGATATCCTTGCCGATCTGCTTGAATTTCTCCCAGAGCCCCTTGAAAAACTCGACAATATTTTCAATTATTTCGCTCAGCTTTGAGCTGACAGGCTCGAAGGTCTCGACGAGACCGTTCGCCAGAGCCCCGAGGATATCTTTGCCCGACTCGAGGACGCGCGGTAGCTCTTTTATTACAGCCGCCGGAATGGCAATCATTAACTGTAAAACAGCCGGCAGGATGACATCGAGATTGTCGAGGATACCCGTAGCCAATTCTGTGATTATGCGTAGACCTGCATCTAAGATTTTTGGCAAATTCTGTGAAATCGTATCTACGAAAACCGGGATCAGGGCGCTCACGGTATCGACGATTTTTTCTGTGTTGTCGGCGATTCCATTAAGGAGAGCAACAAGAGCCTGCAAGCCTGACTCAAGGAGCATCGGCGCACAGTCTGTCAGCGCCGAGCAGACCTGATCGACCAGGCTCGGGAGCATTTCGACCAGCATCACAACGACCTCATCGAGCCCCGATATCAGGCCCTGAAAGAGCATTTTCGCGCCCTCGATGACGTATGGAAGGATGTTGGGGAGCTCTGAAACGAGAGTCTGTACCAGGCCGACAAATGAGCTCAGGAGCACAGGTAATACGTCGCGAATCAGCGATGGCAGGACCGAGGCTACGCCCTGAATCAGGCTCACAAGCACAGCGTTGAGGCCTTGGAGGAAGGACGGAAGGCTCGTCTTGATCCATTTCAGAATATTATCAAGGAGCGTTTTCAGCGTTTTTTGAAAATCTGCGTTGGATTTTTCAAAAGTGTCGGGATTGAAAAGCCCTGCAAAGCTCGTTGAGAGTTCCGGGATAGCATCGCCAACTGTGCCGAGAAGATTCTCAAGATCGCCGGCGAATGTCGCGCCTATGATCTTCCCTGCTGCACTGGCATTGCCTTTGAGAATGTCGAAGCTGTCGTTGAGGCTGTTGAGGCTGTCGAGCGTGCTCTGATCCATTATGAGGCCTGCTTCGTCAGCTGCGTTTCCAAGCTGATTGAGCACGTCAACGCCGTCTACTATCAGCGGGTTGAGCTCTTGAGCTGATTTCCCGAAGATCGCCATTGCGTAAGCGTCCCGCTGAGTGCTGTTTTCAATGTTACCGAGGGCTGAAATAACCTCAGAGAAGACCTCCTGATTATTCCTCAGCTGCCCGTTCTGATCGGTAACACTGACGCCGAGAGCAGCGAACGCTTCCGCCGCTGCGCCTGTCTCGTCCTCAGCTCCGCTCATGTTTCGAGTCAGCTTGGCGAGAGATCCTGCGACCGTTGACACGTCCACGTCGATGATATCAGATGCATAGGAGAGCTTCTGAAGCTCCTCTGTCGATATGCCCGTCTGCTTCGACAGGGTGTTCAGATCATCAGCTGCTGCACCTGCAACAAGAGACATACCGCCGAGAGCGGTCGCTGCGCCGGAAACGACTTTCACATAATCGGAAAATGCGCCTGCAGCTTTCTGCACAGCCTTGGCCTCTATCTTGGCTACTTCCCCCGCGACCTTTGCCACTTCTGCGGCCGCCTTGGCCGCCTCCTTGGTAACTGTCGCAAGGCCTGCTCCAAGGCCTTTCATTACTCCCTTAGCTGATGTATCAACGGTGGAGAGCTTTAATTTTACTTTTTCGAGAGCGCCACTGAGACTATCCGTCCTTGATATAGGGAGGTCTTTGATTGTCTTATTGACGGATTCTTGGTCGCTTTGAAGTTTTTTCAAAAGGGACTTGCTCGTCTCGACTTCACGAGTGAATGCGCGATATGCTTCTTCACCTATCTCGCCCTTCTTGAATGACTCCGTTACCTGATCTTGAACATCTTCGAGCTGGGAGAGTTTTTCCTTCGCGGCTGATATAGATTCATTCAGCACGTCCTGCTTCTGCTTGAGCAGGGTCACATTGCCCGGGTCGAACCGAAGGCCTCGGTTGACATCGGAAAGCTCGTGCTTCGTTTCAGACAGGGTCTTGTTAACGTCTTTCAATGCCTCTTCGAGCTTGGTCGTATTACCGCCTATCTCAACAGTAATGCCCTTAATCGTCCTCGACATCGTTCTCCCACCTTTCAAGCGAGGCCTTGAAGCCTCGGTACTTCGCCTCTGAGATCTCGCCTCTGAGGTACTTCTCGTCAACTATTGGCTCTATGGCTTTAAGCTGACGGTATTGTTTGTCGGGATCCGTAACGGGGATCCCGCGCTTGATCTTTGCAAGCCTGCTGCACTCGAGCAACAGGTTGACCGCCGAGCCGTATGTCATCATACAGGCGTCGGATACGGAAACGCCGAACGACAGCAACAGAGCGAGAAGCTCCTCTATGGTGTCGAAGCCCTCGCTGTCATCGTTGCTGTCGTTTATGCGTTTTTTCGGTCTGTTTTAATCTGGCTCATCGTCAGATCCTTGACGGCTGCGAAAACCGTCGCGAATTCTGCTTCGCCGTAGGTGTAGACCCACTCCTCGAAGGAGGGCACTTCCTTGTCTGCGGCCTTCGCATAGGCCCAGAGCATTTTATAATACTCGATGTGCAGGTTCTCAATGGTCGCGTAAGCGGCCTCTGTCTGCTCTTCCGCTTTTTCATTGATCTCCTGAAGTGCCTGCGTCTCCTTTACGAGCTTGATGAATGTCGGGATCAGGTCTTTGTGAAAATTCTGCTTATACGTAAGCAGCGCGAAAACGGAGGCTGTGAGCCTCACTTCCTTGTCGCCGATGGCTATTGTTTTATACATTTTCAGTTACCTCCGGTTGTATCGCCTGTCTGAGTTGTATCGCCTGTCTGCGCGGTGCCGCTCGTTGTGGTCGGAGTCACCTTCTCGGGCGGCGTAGGAACCGTTGTGAAACGGGCTTTGCCGTCTACGACGTATTTAACGAGCATATCCGAAGGCCTCGGGGTGGCTGCTATCTTATATTCAGGGAAGAAGTAGTCGAAGTTACCGCTGCCCTCTGAGGTCTTGCCCGTCTCGCTGGGCCTGCCGCTGCACTGGCAGTATGTGAAGATGGTTGTCTTGCCGACCGCATCACGCGTATTTTCGATGATATACAGCTCGAAATACGGATATTCTGCGACATCTGCGTATTCCGCGCGGCCGTTAGTGTCAACGACCTCGTTGAGCCAGTCCTTGCTCACGTCGTCGATGATATCCAGCAGGGTGAGGGAGATGTCGTATCCGTCGTTGCTGCTGTCGCCGAAGACCTTGATGCCGTCAGCATAGATGTCCTGCGACTCGCCTCTGGGGTCATAGCTATCCTCTCTGCCGCCTGCCTCGGTAGACACAAGCCACTTGACAGCGGCGTCCGGAACACCGAGGAGCTTATAGCCAACGCCAAGA